ATCCGGATATCGACAAGCTTGGGTGTCTTTGTCTGGTCTGTTGTAGCAAGAGTAATGCGAAAGCGGATGTAATCAGCTGAGGTTTCGATTTTTCCGTCTTCTGGAAGAGCTGTCCAAGCACTCCATGTATTTAAATCGGAGCTTGTCCTATACTCCACTAAGGAGATATCTGTTACCCCTGCTTCGTATTCCTTCGTAATAGCAATCCTGCCCGTGCCTGAAAGGGACAGGGGCTTTGCCTTTGTCAACAGTTCCCCTGATAAAGGATATGAACCTTCCGTTTTCTTTAAAAGTACTTTGCCGGGTTCAGACAAGGCATCCACAGAGGATACCTTGTCTCCGCCGTTTGCAAAATAGGAGGAGCGAAACAGTTCTTCCAAATCATCCATCGTAAGCTCTGAATCGGTATCCAAAAACCAATCGTCAAAACCGCCTGCATACCAGTAGCTTCCGGCGTGCATACCAAGGACAATATCGGCTTTTGAGGAGCGGTTCAGCTCGCCTGTAAAGGAATATACCGCTGATATCCAGCACTTGCCGTCCGACCTGTCACCTATGATGTACTGCGCCGTCTTGGCGTTTGGCCGTATGAGACAAGCGATAAAGTAAACTCCTCCATTCACGAAAGAAAAAGAGGGAGAAGTCGTCCTGTCCAAGATAAGCGACCCTGATTCGTTATAGAGCATAATGCGGGGTCTTCCCTGAAAGAAGGAAAGATAAAAGATCGGTTGTCCGGGACCGGATCGGGTGTTAAAGAGCGGACAGTACGTGTTCCCAATGGAGTAGATCGTAGGCTTAATCCAACCACCAACCAGAATTGTATCGCCTATGTTCTGAAAGATGCTGCCGTCGTTTGAGACTTTCAGATAGCTCTTTTCCGTTCCCGGATCATGTAGGTTTATCTGCACATAGTTGCCCATAGCCCCCGCTCGAAGTCCCGCTGTTGTACCGGCCCGATTAATGACTTCCATTTTGCGATTGTTTTCAGAGGAATCTAAAAGATAACCCTGATCATCGATATCATTTTCGTTAAAACGCCAAAGACCGGACTTTGCAAACTCAAGAGGAAACTCGCCTGTGAAATCCTCCTGTGTTTGGATATGTATTTTAAGAGCCATGCTTCATCACCTCCAGCGGCTTCTTGCCTTTATTTCAAGTTCTGAAAATGTCCCGTTTACGGCTTCAATCAGGATGCTGTTTTCTCCGACAGCAAGCTCCGGGAAGTTCAGCTCCTGCAAGTAAGGCAGGGCGTTTCTCAGTACAAAGCCGTTTCCATCCTCCACATAGGCCGTCATTTTCTCTGTATCGATGGCAAGTATCTCTCCTGTAGAAAGCTCAGCGTTTACAATCTTCATCTCTATGCCACCCACGGAAATGGAGATATAATTTTCCGCACCCTTCGTCAGACTTCCTTTTAGATAATAAACAGGTCTCGATTCGATGTTTCCAAGGCTTCGTGTTACTGCGGATTGCCCTGTCGTCATAATAGTAAAGACCTCATCTTCCAAAGCATAGGCAAAGGGATCAGGACAATAGAAAGAGAGTTCAAACACGCCTGCAGCCCGGATAATCCGTTCACAGTCCACTTTGTCTTTTAATCTGGCCATGAAATAGCGATCCGGCACATCATCAAATATCAACTGCTTTAAGCCGTTCACAGGAGAAAGCCAAAGAGCAATCCCGTCCAAGGTTTCCACCAAGTCTGAAAAACGCAGTTTAGGAAAAATAGAGCAGGAAACAGGGATCTCCCTTGCATCCATATCTGCTCCAAAGTCCGCCACACCATATTTTCCGGGAATAGCGGCGGAGTAGTTCCTAAGTGTGCCCGATACCTGCCATGAGGTAAGCCTTGCTTTCACACCCATATCTTTTGATGAAACGTCGTCATAGATAAATCCCACAATCATCACCTCTTCCTTTAAGCCGGCGAGAAGCGGCCTTGTGCTCTTGAACCCGCTTCGATGAGGTTATACAGCTCCTGCGAAACTTTCCGGATATCGTCCTCGCTTCTGACAAACATCTGCTCAATGTGTATAAGCGGCATTCTTTGTTCAGAGAAAGCTCTTGTATCGCCTGCGGGAAGAACAGTGCTCTTGGCATTTAAGTGAAAGTCTGTGGGGATTGCTGTTTCCATATCTTCACCCAAGCTATTCATCACATCGCCTATGTCACGGACAAGCCGTTCACTAGCCGACACAGCTTCATCACCAGATGTTTCAATTGAACCTGCCAGACCCTTAACCAGCATCTCACCAATCCAGGCCATTTCCTTGGACGGCGAGGAGATGCCGAAGAAGTTCTTGATCCCGTCCCAGATACCGGAAATCCAACCCGTCACCTTATCCCAGAGCCAAGAAGCAAGGCTCTTGATTCCTTGCCAGAGGCCTTTGACGATGTTGCCGCCGACTTCCACAATCTTGTACATCAATGAGCCGAAGGCTTGGACAATCCCTGTAACAATCTGCGGCACAGCCTTGACGATCTCAACAATAATGGTCGGTAGATTTTTAATGAGAGCAACAAAGAGTTCAACACCAGCCATAATGATTTTGTCGATATTTCCGGCAAAGGCGTTCACAATGGCAGCTATAATCTGAGGGATCGCTTTGACAATGGTCGTAATAATCTGGGGCAGTGCCCGTATGAGGGCCACCAAAAGATCAATTCCCGCTTGAATGATCTGTGGGATTGAACCGAGTATCGCCGTGATCAAGGCATCGATAATCTGCGGAATCGCCGTCACTATCTGCTCAATAATGTCAGGCAAGGCCTCAATCAGTGCCGTCAAAAGCTCAATGCCTGTCTCAATAATTTGCGGAATTGCCCCTAACAGGAAACTGATAATTGCTTCAATAATCTGAGGGAGGGCTTCTATCAGCACAGGGAGGGCCGTAATCAGACCCTCAGCAAGCCCCATGATCAACTGTAAAGCCGCATCAAGGAGCAAGGGCAGATTCTCGATTAAGCCCTGAACAATCGTCACAATCGCCTGTACAGCGGCAGGAATCAAAGTCGGCAGGGCAAGGCCGATCCCTTCCACCAGAGCCGTGACCAGCGTCGTTGCCGCTTCTACTAAGAGCGGCAGGTTTTCAATCAGAGCCGTCACAATCGTCATAAGGGCTTCCACCGCAAAGGGGATCAGCTCAGGCAAAAGAGACAGGAGTGTTTCCAAAACCTGCGTAAATAGCGATGTTGCTGTTTCAAGAAGTGTCGGCAGAAGCTCGCCGATGGCTTCAATAATGCCGCCCACAGCAATAGGGATTGCCGTGATGACATTTTCCAAAACAGGAACGATGTTTTCTACAACAGCGCCAAAGGCATCAACAACATTTGCCGTCAGGTTCGTCATATCGGCATTGGCGTTTCCCAAGCCGCCGACAAAGGAATGAACGGATGCCTGCAATAGACCTAGTGCACCCGTTACTGTTTCGGTCGATTCCCTGGCAAAGTTTCCAGCATACTGCTCCGTGTTCTCAAAGAACATCTGCATGGCCATCTCGGCTTTTTCCGCCTGTGTCGCTTTAGCCCAGGTAAAGTCCAGACCTTTTGCCAGTGCGTAGGCCTCGATGTTGGTCGCATTCATCGCCACGCCGAGGTTATCCATCATGGTAAAGTTGCCCTTGGCAGCTCCTGCTACGGAGTCCAGAGCCATCTGCATGTCAATTCCCATGACGGATGCCATGTCGGCCGCTCTTTGCATAGCCTTTTCGGTCAATTCCAGGCTCTTTTGTTGTTCGATGCCGGAGCCTTGAAAAAGAGCGCCCATGACGTTTGCCGTTGCCAGATACTGACTTTGCGAAACGCCCATGTTCTTATATGCATCTTCACCGGTCTTTTGAATGGACGCGGCATACTTTCCAAACACGGCTTCCGATCCGCCGAGGTTTTGTTCCAGCTCGCCGAACTCTTTCACGACTTCTTTTCCGAGCTTGATAGCCGCAGCTCCGGCGGCTACAGCGACTGTCCCCATCGCTGCTCCGACACCTTTTAATACCGAACCGAGCTTTTTGAACTTACCTTCGGAAGATTCTGCAGCCTTGCCAGATTCTTGCAGTTCATCACCCAACTCATCAGCACTTTCCGCCGACTCGTCGAGTTCTCGCTCCATATCGTTTAAGGCGGCTTCCGCTTCGTTCAGTTTTATCCGCCAGTTATCGGTTCTGCGGTCATTTTCTCCGAAGGAGGTGGCTGCATTCTCAAGTGCGGCTTTTAAGGTATTGATTTTGTCCTTTTGCGCATCAATCTCTTTATTCAAAAGCCGCTGTTTTGCTGCAGAGCCTTCCAAAGACTGGTCGTTCTTTCCGAATTGCGACTCAACAAGCTTCATCTCCGAGCCGAGGACTCGAAACGAGCGATTGATGTCGGCGAGGGCTTTTTTAAACTCGTTCGCCTTCAAGACCAATCTTTAAACCGAATTTATCTGCCATCTATGCCACCTCCTTCCCGAAAAAGAGCAAGAAAAAAGCACCTTCCCTCGGGGTAGATGCCGTCCTGCACAGTGAATACTTTTTAAATCCCGCTTGGGATCACCTCATCAATGGAAAACTCTCGCTTGGGCCTTGCTATTCCTTCATATTGTCTATGGCATTCCATTAGGTCTAAGAGCAAAGAAAAGGGCATGAGCCAGACCTCATCCTGCGACAAGTGAAGCCAGCTCAGCCCGAAATATAAAAGCCTGGTAAATAACTCTCCGTCACTTACCCGGCCACTGCGTTTTTTGAGTCAGTCTCACTTTCGATGTTCCGTTTGGTCGCCTTTAAAAGTGCGTCCGTAATGGCGTCCTTGTATTCCGCCAAATCCATCGGAGAAGTCAAAAGCTCCACTTCCTCTTCGGTTAAAAGCTCTTGTTTATCATCCTTATGTTTTAAGTTGTGAATTAAGATCGGCTGGTTCGCAAGAAGTGTAATCAGCCAAATGATCTCACCCAGAGCCATCTCAAANTTCTCCGCNTTCATGAGCTTGTCGCCGAGATTTTCAAGACCGCCNTAGCGCCCGGCGATTTCCTTGGTCGCTTTNGTCGTTAAGAGNAGCTCNTATTCTTTCTCGCCGACTTTAATCTTCGTCATATATTCTTGATACATACGCCAACCTCCTTATGGTGCAACCGGTGTAAAGACNGGTTCATAAACGTTGTCATACCAACCNGTGATGACTTCTTGAGCCACGCCTGCATCGCCCTCGGTCACTTCCGCCTTCCAAGGATGTCTTCCTTCCGCATCCGGCTTGTTTCGCCGCATGATCGTGCCTTCGATGGTCGGTGTAGAGAAGGTGATGGAGTCGCCCTTCGTTTCAAGGTTCGTCGCCGGAATTCCGAATTTCACCCGGTAAAGCCAGAAATAACGGTATTTGCCGTTTGATTTCTTTGCCCTAAATCCGACAGCAACAGGCAGTCCGCCATCCTCCGACGAGGAGATCAGCACATTATTCGTATCAATCACGGCACCTGTTAAATCCGATGCCGCCGTACTGCCGATGTCGTCTACACCGAGCGACAGTGTTCCGCTTTTGAACTCTTTTACAATTTCCGATGCACCGTCATCGGCATAAAGGATCGCTTCGGCAAGTTCCACCGACAGCTCCGCCGTGATGGCTTTCGCCAGCTGTACGGGCGCAGCATAGGTTTCCTCACCGGATGCGTCTTCGGTAATTTTTGCATAATATAATTTGTCCAGGCCTATCGTTGCCATAGTTCATTCCTCCTTATCTGACGTATTCTTTCGCCACGTCCAGGCTGTAATGGTAGTATCCCGTGTCTTCTTCAAGGTCTAAAAACCTCCGCTCCGTGATGATGAAATCCTGCTCCAGCAAGATGTCCGTCAGCCGCCTTTTCCAAAGAAGATAGTTTTCCTTGCTGAATAGTGAGATGCGGACTTCCTCCGTCTCCACTAACGGTCTGTTGTCGGCATAGAGCAACAAGTCATCATAAAGCGGTGTAAAGACGAGGTAGGTTTCCGGTGCCTTCTTTTCAAAAGAAACGGCTCCTGACGGAAGTCCTAACTCTTCTGCTATTTTCAGTTCCGCTAATGCACTCATATGTCAAGCTCCCTTTTCAGCGTCTCTTCCATCGCATGGATAGCAGGCTTTCTTGCCTTTCGTCTGGCGGGCTTCATCCAGGGCTTTGCCTTCTGACCGGACTTTCCGTACTCCAAGACCTGGGCTTTCAGTGCATTCGGCACGCCCTCACGGTCTTTGGAATCTCCGACACCCACCCGGATATTCCACTCGCCGTTTCTATCCTGCAAGGCCGGTGTAATGCCGAGACTTCTGACAAGGTCGCCCTTAGAGCGGGAAGGGTACTTGGTATCTTTACCGATCCTGCCTTCAAGGTTTGCCTTCATCTGCGAAAGCACAACCTTGCCGCCGCTTTGTAAAATCTTAGGGGCTGCCTGGTCAAAGCGGTCGCCGAGCTTTGAGAGTTTGTCCAAAAACTCATCCGGCATCTTGATTTCACACCTAGCCATCTTTGACCACCCCTTCCGTATCGACCTTTTCAGCCAAGATCTCCCAGTAGAGCCCTTTATGACGGATATCTTCGACGGAGAGGATGTTGTATCTGCCGTCCTCCGTCACCACCACACACCGGGTATCAAGTGTGATGCCGGGGATGGAGCGGATGCGAAAGAGCACCGTCGCTTTGGAAAAAAGACTTCTATTCTTCCACATTTCACTGCCATAGCGGTCTTCCCGGTAGGCTCTGACGCTTGCTAAAAGCTCGTCACGCTCTACCGGAAAACCGTCCTCGTCTGTTCCTTGTTCTACACGGAAAAGCTCAATAAAATGTGTCAATTTAATGCTCATAGGATCACGTCCTTATCACCTTGAAGCAGAAGTTTCACTGTCTCCCAGACCTGTTTCGCAGCATCGGGAGAATCGGAAAAGAAGCCGGCCGTAGAACCGTCCCTGCTTTCATAAAAGAAAGAGGCAAGGACGATCACGGCCTGCTTCGTGCTTTCTGTCATTGGATGACTCTGATAGTGATCCGGCCCTTTTTTCTGGTATCCCTCTGCATAGGAAATCGCAGAGGAAAGGCAGCGGAGCATGAGGGGATCATCCGCGTCATGCTCCACAACCAGATTTTCTTTTAATGGATGAAGAAGCTCCTCTGCGTTCATCGTTTCCTCCTTAAGCGCCGGCCTTCATCTGCAAGAGCTTCACGCTCTCAGGCAGGATCAGCTTGCCGTCCACTCGTTGTGTAGCCTTAAAGCCAACTTGTCCCGTTGCGGCAAAGAGCTCATTCAATCTTTGGAAAGACCTGCCCTGACGGTCGGCGATCCAGTAGTAGGAAAAGTCGCCGAAAGCAATCGCCAACGCTCCACCCTCTGCCAGAGGAGCAAAGCTTGACGTGTACACGGGACGATTCAAGATGGTATCCGGTGTGCCTGCTGTGAGAGCCGGCTGCCAGAGGTACTGTCCGGTGTTGTCTTTAAGTTTCCTAATCAACTTCACAGTCGCATCGTTCATAATAAAGACGGCATTTTTCCTGTACGGTGCACGAAGCGAATAGAAGAGGTCGATCAGCTCATCTGCCGT